GGACTACTTGCAAGCATCCCCGCCAAGGCCGTGGTCATCGGGGCCACCGCAACACCGCTGCGTCGTGGGAACCAAGAATGCCTGTCCAAGTTCTACCAGGCACTCCACAACCCTGTGCAGGTCGTGGAACTGATACGCCAAGGGTTCCTTGCCAGTCCTGTCACCTACGGGACAAACTTGGACTTGTCGGGAATCGGGATGCGGGGCGATGACTACGATACCCAGCAGATGGCAACGGTCTATTCCAAGCGGAGGGTGTTTGACGGCGTTGTCAAAAACTACGGTAGGCATTGCAGGGGCAAGAAGGCGATCCTGTTTGCGAGCAATATTGCATCCAGTATGGAAGTATGTGCCGCTTTGCAGAACGCAGGCCATAACGCCAGGCATGTCGATGGGATTATGGGCAAGCAGGAGCGGTCCGATGTGCTGGCGTGGTTCAAGCATACCCCCGATGCTATCCTTTGCAACTGTGACTTAATGACCACGGGCTTTGACGAGCCAACCATTGAGGTGGTAATCCTTTACCGTGCGACCGCAAGCCTGCCTTTGTTCATGCAGATGGTGGGCCGTGGTTCCAGGGTAACCCCAACCAAGCGGGAGTTCACGATCCTTGACTTCGGCAACAATGTGAACCACCACGGGTTTTGGGAAGCAAACCGTGATTGGTCATTGAAGAAGAAACGCAAGAAGAAATCCAATGGCGTTGGCGGGGCGAAGAACTGCAAGGGCTGCGAGGCTATTATCCCCGTGGGAGCGATGAAGTGCAAGCATTGCGGCTACGAGTACCAGCGCAAGCCGCAAGAGCATGGCGAGATGGTGGACCTGCACCTGATGACCAAAGCGCAGGGCATGCAGTTGGCCACGACCAGCAACATGTACCAAAAGGCACAACTGGCGAAGGCCAAAGTAATTTCGCCGTTCTGGGTGTTGCACAACCAATGCAAGAGCAAAGCCGAAGCCTTGGAGTTTATCCGCTACATGGGTTGGAAGCCAGGCTGGGCCTTCCACAACAAAGACCGTTTCCCAATCCTCAAATAATTCCATGCAAGAGTTCAAGATTCAAGCCGAGTGCTTCCAATGGCACTGGAATAACTTCCCCGACCAGCGGGGCCGATTATTCACCGTCAACAACAACGCCCCGTCTGCGTATGCTGGAAGCGTGATGAAGGCCATGGGCGTGGTTGCGGGGGTGAGCGACATGATATACCTGTCCGCCGCTGGTGCCGTGTTCTTGGAGTTCAAAGACCCCAAGGGCAAGCAGTCCCTATCGCAGAAATGGTGGCAGGGGGTCGTGGAGGCAGTTGGCTACAGGTATGTAGTCATCCGAAGCGTGGAAGATTTCCAAAGGGTGTTGGATGAATGTTGCTAACTTGTGTATATGTTTGCTGAACCTAAACCAAAACCCATGAAACCAACCCCCACCGATTTCCGCCGCTGGCAGATTCACATCCGCAAGGAGTGCGTGAACTGCGACCGCCCCGACCGTTCCGAAACCATCAAGCCTTGGTCCGTGAACTGGACCCTGCTCGGTAGAATCCTCCAAGCCAAAAACGCATGACAATGCCCTGGACACGACCCCAAGACCAAATGCCCGAGGATAATAAACCCGTGCTGATAAGCGATGTAGAAGGGCTGCAAATCGTTGCTTGGTATTCTGTAAGCAACAATATGTGGTACTCCGAGAACCACGCCTGGTTCACCCATGAAGTCAACTACTGGATGCCCATCCCCGAAATTGTATAAGCCATGACCCCAGCCCTCATCCATCATCTCGTTGACACCACCGCAATGATATTCGGCATAACCCCCGACCAGGTGCGGTCCCCGTCAAGGGAACGGCCCTGCGTAATCGCTCGGAATATCGTGGCCGACATTGCATACAACGAATACCTATTCACCTTCATGGCTATCGGGAAGGAGTTGAACCGCCACTACTCCACGATAATTATAAACCTTGAATCCTTCCACAACGACTGCAAGGCCAAGCCGCAACTGCGATACCTTCGGAGGCAAGTTTTCAACAACGCACAGGACTACTTGCAGACGGCTGAGGGGGCTTATATCACTGATACCCTGCAACTTCCGAGCGGAGAATAGCCCAAAACCGCCCAAACACCCAAGGGGTCGGCCTAACCGCTGACCCCTTTTTTTTGCAATCTTTGTGCATGGCATCCGCAGAACACACGATACTGGACCTCTACCGAAGCGGCGAAATCCGCAAAGCCTGCCTAACGATTACAGGAGGCGACCCGCTTTGGAGGGACTTGGAGCAGGAGTGCGTGTTAATCCTGCTGGAGAAAGACCCCGCCAAGATTCTGCAAATCCACGGGCAGGGGTATTTCAAGTTCTATGTGGTTCGCCTGTTGCTGAACCTCTACCGAGGCAAGAACAACCAGTTTGCCCAAAAGTACCGCCACCACGACTTGCTGGAAGAACTGGACCCCGATTCCCCTATTCCTCAATCGGAATATGATTCCCTGATGGATGACCTGTGGGCCATTGCCGAGGCAGAGATGGACACTTGGGCCAAGGACGGGGCGTTCCCCTATGACAAGGAGTTACTGCGCCTCCACCTTCGGACGGGTAACATGAAGAAACTATCCCGTGATACGGGCATCCCGTATCGCAGTATAATCTATTCCATTGACCAAGCCAAGGCCAAAATCAAGGCCGCCATTCAATCCCATGGACACGCTGATATTTCCCCTGCTGATAAGTAGTTTGACCGCCCTCGCAATCGCCGAGTACCATGTCCTCCCCCAATGGTGGTACACGACTTGGCTGGGAAGGCACAAGCCGTTCTCTTGCGTGACTTGCCTCACTTTTTGGGTGGCGGTGGCCCTGACCCTGCCCACCTGCGGATGGGTTCTCGCTCCTGTGTACGGCCTTGCCTCGGCGGGGTTGACGGTTGTCATCCTGCAACTGACCAGCCGATGACCCAAGACGAGTTCATTCTTGCAACCAAGCATCGCCACTATTGGGAGCAATATCAGGCCGCCTTGTTCATGCGGCTCTCCCCCGAAGCGGTCCACGATTTGCAGACCATCCTCGTCGCCCACGGCAGACCGAACACAAATTGGTGGTGTGCGGACTGCGTAAAATCGGCTCTCCAATACATTTACCAAGAGGCGGACCAGTTCGCCGAAGCCAACCAGCAGACCGTTACCCATGCCATCAACAACCCCAACCCGTGACCAGTTCCAAACCTATGCCGACTACGGCGAAGGTGTGCGCAACAACGCCAAGCGGGGCATTGAACTTAACGAACGCAATGGCAACAAGTGCGCAACCCAAACTGGTAAGGTCCGAGCGCAGCAACTCGCCAGCGGTGAGGCTATTTCCCTTGAAACGGTTAAACGGATGCACTCCTACCTATCCCGTGCGGAAACCTACTACGACAACGCTGACAGCACCAGCGACTGCGGCTACATCTCCTACCTCCTTTGGGGTGGCAAAGCGGCCCTTGGGTGGTCACGAAATAAACTCCGAGAACTTGGCGAACTCAACGAAGGCTGACACCGAAGCCCAAGTCCAAGCCCGCATGGATTCGCTGATGATGGTCATCACGACCCTCTGCGACTGCATTGGAGCGGTGGAGGAATCCAACTCGCCCAACGCTTTTGCCGTCAAGATGAAAATCGTGGACAAGATTGACGAACTGATTGATAAAATTGAGTACTGATGGGAGCAGGAAGGCCACGGTCGTTTGAAACACCTCAAGACCTTTGGGACGCATTCGTCAAGTATGCCGAAGAAGTCAAGGCAAACCCACGCCTCAAGACCGTCTTTGTGGGCAAGGATGGGGAACAAAAACTTGAGCCATTGCAGCGTCCTTTGACAATGGAAGGCTTTCAACTATTCCTGTGGGATTTGGATGTAAGAAGTGGAGCGGACGAGTACTTTACAAACAAGGACGGCAAATACGACCAATTTTCGGAGGTCTGTTCACGCATTAAGAAATCCATCCGCAAAGACCAAATTGAGGGTGGCATGGTTGGTCAGTACAACCCCTCCATCACCCAGCGATTGAACGGCTTGGTGGAAAAGCAGGAAACGAGTATCACGATTGAGCAACCCCTATTCGGGGATGGACTTTAAGTACACCACCGCCATCCGCAAGATTCGGGCGATGACCGCTCGGAAGAAGGTGATACAAGGCGGCACAAGTGCGAGCAAAACCTTCGGCATCCTTGCGGTCCTTATTGACCACGCCGCTCGTCATCCCAAGTCGGAAATATCGGTTGTGTCCGAATCCGTCCCTCATCTGCGACGGGGAGCGATCAAGGACTTTGCTAAGATCATGCAATGGACCCACAGGTGGGTTCCCGATAGGTGGAACAAAACCCTCCTGCAGTACAACTTCGCCAACGGGTCCACGATTGAGTTCTTCTCCGCTGATTCGGAAGCACGCCTAAGAGGGGCAAGGCGGCAGGTCCTCTACATAAACGAGGCCAACAACATTGACTTTGACTCGTACTACCAACTTGCGATTCGTACATCGCAGGAGATATACATTGACTTCAACCCAACCCACGAGTTTTGGGCGCACACGGAGGTTTTGCCCGAAACGGATGCAGAGTTCCTCATCCTCACCTACCAAGACAACGAAGCGCTTCCTGATACGATTCGGAACGATATAGAACTAAACCGAGCCAAAGCGGAGCATTCGGCTTATTGGGCCAACTGGTGGAAGGTGTACGGGTTGGGCCAAGTCGGGACGCTCCAAGGGGCTATCTACGGCGATTACACGGTGGTTGAGGGTATAGACCCAAGCACTATGAAATTCGTCGCCTACGGGCTTGACTGGGGGTTCAGCAACGACCCCACGGCCTTGGTCGCCGTGTACCGCAGGGGGGACGACTTGTTTGTGCATGAGTTGCTCTACCATCGGGGCTTGACCAATAGCGACATCGCCACCCGCTTGAAGGAGTTCGGCATCACAAGGGCGTGGGAGATTGTGGCCGATTCTGCAGAACCCAAGAGCATCGAGGAAATCTACCGCCTCGGATTCAATATCAAGCCCGCATCCAAGGGACCCGATTCGGTCAGGCAGGGGATAGATGTGGTCAAGCGGTTTAACCTTCATGTGACCAAGGATTCCGTGAACCTGATAAAAGAACTCCGCTCCTATACATGGGCCACCGACAAAGATGGGAAGGACACGGGGGTGCCCATTGATTCGTATAACCACGCCTGCGATGCGCTCCGCTATGTGGCCCTCAACAAATTGGCCGTGAGCAACTCGGGCAAGTACTTGGTGGTGTAACTTTGCGTAATTAAACCCCCATAAAATGAGCAACTTTTTCACAAGATTGATTGATGAATCCACAGAGTTAGAAGACAAAATTGAAAAGTTAAGGTCTTTTACGCTTACCCAACAATTTAACGATTTAAACGAAGCAAACAGGGCGTTGTTGATTTTGCAGGGCGAAATCATGAACAGTTACTTTACCTGCCTACAAGAACGGATTCGGTTAAATATGCCTGCTTACGAGGCATGAACCTTGAATCCATCATTGATTTGCTTTTGATTTTTGGCAGATTCTTCCTCTTATTGGTCTTGATTTTTGCAATTGTTTCCATATTATGAAACTCATCCACTACTACCACATCTATTGCGGCGGAGGCGGCCAATGGCAGTTAATCATGCACCAACACATGATGGCCCTTTGCAATTACGGATTGATTGAACAACTGGACGAAATCCGTGTCGGCATCGTCGGCCCTCCCGACCAGCGGAAGGTCGTCAAGGAAATCTTGGACAACTCGCTCGTCGCTTCCAAAATCAAGGTCGTGGTCACCCGAACGAACGCTTGGGAGCAAGCAACCCTCACCGAGATGTACCGAGCGAGCCAAACCGAGGATGCCGCCTACCTCTACGGGCACACCAAGGGCAGTTCGGACCCATCGCTCATAAACCAACTTTGGTGCAGGGCCATGATATTTTTTAACATCGTCGCATGGGAGCGGGCCATTGCAGAACTCGCCAATGTGGATGCAGTCGGTGCCTATTGGCTGACCAAGGAAGAGTTTCCCCAAATAGCGGACCACAACAACCCCGACGGGTATCCCTACTTTGCGGGGACTTTTTGGTGGGCTAAGTCATCCCACATTCGTGAACTTGGAGAACCCGTAAGGGAACACCGCTGGCAGGCAGAGCATTGGATTGGGAAGCGTGAAGGAATGACCGTCTATAACTCCTGCAAGGGATGGCCAGCGCCTGATAAGTTCGTCATCACATTTTAGCCATGGCCAAAATCCCTGTCATCATCACCAACTTCAACCTCTACACTTGGCCGAAGGCGATGGTCAAGAAACTGATGCGGATGCCTGGGGTTGGACCCATCCTAATCGTGGACAACGATTCTACCTACGGCTCCACGCTGGAATGGTACGAGCAGTTGAAACTGGAAGCCAACGAGGTCGCAGTCATCCGCACGGGTGGCAACTTCGGCCACCTTGTAGCATGGCAGGCACAAATCCCGCAACAACTGTTTGACATGGGATACCCCGATTACATCGTCACGGACCCTGACCTTGACCTTTCGGCCCTGCCCGATGACACGCTCCTGCGTATGCGGGAACTTTGGTACGACCTACCCGAAAAGACCTACATGTACGAACAGGAGGAAGGTGACCCGTTTAACGGGGTCAAGTTCTCGGTCAAGGACAAAATCGGCCTTGGCATTCGGACGGACGATGTTCCTGCAGATGCCCTGTTCTTCCAGCAGGCCGAACTGCGCTACAAGAACCAACCTTACTTCCACGACCTGCAACTTGCACCCGTTGACACGACCTTTGCCTTCTACCATCACCAACGCTATCAGCGGGTGGTCATCGGAGGGGCAAGGATGGTCGCACCTTACGAGTGCAGGCATCTTCCCTACTACCTGACCGCC